AAGAACTTAGAAACATTGTCAGCAGAATTTACATCTCTAGCAAGGTCAAAACCATAGATCGCATCAACTCTCAGAGGATCACTAACGAAGTCAAGGACAAATCCACCAGCATCATCTGCAGGTTTCGTAGAATCACCAGCATTGCCACTAGAAAGAATCTGAGTATTAGCAAAGTTCTTCATCCCTGCAGGGTGAACAATGTCATTTACATAGGTAATAATTTCATCAAATGTCTTATCGCTTTCAATAGCATATGACATATTTTGATAATAATCATTATCAGGCAAGAACTGGTTGTTATCGCCAACTAAACCAATATTATCAGACCAACCAACATTAGTGTCGATTGTAGAACTAATATCAAAGTATCCGTCAAACTCACTGATACTGTCAACTTCTGCGCGGTCACCACTATTTGTACCTACAAGCAGATCATCGGGTTCCAGGGGTCTAGATCCCTCAATAACCATGACTCCAGTGCTAGTGTCAATAGATCTTAAAATAAGATCCAATTCTAAATCATTGTTCCTTCTAAGGGACTCATTAATAGAGAATGGGGAGAATGCCTTGGTTACAGTAAATTGTGAAAGATTTCCTGCCTTAACAATCTGACCAAATCCAGGTTTAACTGTTGCACCAGTTCCAGGATTAGCAGATAAGGAAGAATATGCAAATGTTACTTGTCTTGGGTTTACTGCGGAGTTATAGTCGGAGATAGTAAAGTTTTGGAACTTATAATCGCCAGAGTTAAATCCGTCGCCGTCATTATTAAATTCTACACCCTCAAGGAATACAGTCTCACCAACAAAGAATGGTTCGTTAACATATCCCAAAATTGGAGTAGTAATCTTACAGGTAAGGAAACCTACATCAGATTCTGCCTCAATGATAGAGATACCGTTACTGTTTCTGAGAGGAGCAAGACCATAATCGGCACCAGTCAATCCTCTTGGTTGTACAACAACTTTTACTGTGTTTACAGCGGAATCACTCAGTTCGCATGTAATAAGACCATTGTCAACAATTTCTCCAGTGTTCTTGTCAAAGAGAGCAAGTGAAGGAGCATTCAGATAAGATTTACCGCCAAAAACAACTTTAGATTCAACTACTTGGTTAGCGTTCTTAATTCTTACAACTCTAGGTAAGAATGCGTCTGGTTTTAGAGTATTGTCGGAAGGATATCCGTATACATCAGTTGGAACAGAAAGATTAGACAGAAGGTTAATATTTTCGCCAATTAACTGAATTTGTCCACTAATTCCACTATTTCCAATAGATGTAACTGCAGGGAATTTGCCATATCCAAAACCACCGTTAAGTAGACGGACTTTTGCAATTCCACCAGTTGCACCGATAGAAGTTGTGGTATAGAATAGTTCAACACAGTCTGTAGACAGATAGTGTGCTTTTTCTGGTTCTAATGCCAGGTTAGCACTAAATGTAGTAGACCCAACTCCCTCAACAGTATATGTTCCATTATATCCACTATTTTCATATGTAATCTTGTTGTAACCAATTACTTCTGTATCAGAAGTGGACATATATCCACCTCTCTCTATACCATAGTACAACTCACCACTGAATGACTTGTTGTAGTTGATAGTCTTTGTGGGTGTGGTAGAAGTTAATGTTGTTCCAATACCAACTGTACCAAACTCAGTTACCTCAACATTTTCAGTAGTTCCACTTCCAACAAACTCATTAAAGAAGTTATTATCGTAAAATACTTTTAACTTAGATCCAGACAGTGATGGATCGTTGAGATTGAAGACAATATTGTTGTTCTTAGTTACTTTAAGTGGTGGATTGATTGGATTGAAGGTCTGCCCTTGGAAACCAGTCGAAGCTACACTGACTACCTCTGGAGGATCTTTAAAGAGTTGAACTCTAGAGTTGGACAGTTGGAAGTTGTCATTATCAATTTTTAGGACAAAATAAGTCTTCTGCTCAATACCGCTAGGAAGACTACTTGCTGTGCCAAGACTACCATATGCTAGTATTTTGTATCCAGTCTCAAAACCATGATCTTGTACTGTAAATGTACTTGTCAGTGTATTGACACCTGCTCTAGGAATCTCAACAGGATTTACAATCAGATTACCATCAAGAATTTGAACTCTTACATTTGTAGAGTTTCCAATACCCGTGGTAAGTCCAGGTTGAACAACCAGAGTAAACTTGTCCCCAGCGGTGAGATTATGATTTCCTGTGGTAACTACCTCTAAATCGTTTTTCTCAATGTCAGCACTTTCTTGTTGGTAGTTTGTTTCAAAGTAATAGTTTGCCTTATCGTCACCAGTGCTAGTAAAGAAGAGTTCTGCCGTGTCTGGAGTCGTCTTAAGACCAATCGTGGTAGATGTCTTCCTAACGACATACAGACTGCTTGGAAGGGCACTGGGAGCAATGTATGGGTCTACAGACCTTGTAGCATTGATATCCGCATTACCATTCTTGCTGAAGGTAACAATATCATTGGTTCTAAGATCATGCTCACCAATAAAGATAGATTTGGAGAGAATTGATCTTGTCTTAGTAACTCCATTAAGAGAAACACTAACTGATGTAGAGAAACCTACAGTTGTACCTACACCAACCGCTTCTTTAGGGTTGAAGTAATACAAGTCTTGGAAGTTAGAATCAATAGGAGTTACATCTTCTAAAGGAACAGTAAACTCACTAGTGAAGTAACTTACTGCAACACCAGCGGATGCAGTAGCAAATCCAGCATATCTCTCAACTCTTACAATATTTTCACGAGGGAATGCGTTGAGAACACGCATTGTCTCAGTTCCAATCCCAATAGAATCTCCAGCAGAAACATTAGGAGGAACTGTAGTTACTCTGATGTCCGTGATGATTCCAGTATATCCATCATCTACAAGACCAGCAACATATGTTGGTAAAGAGATCCTATGGAACCCTTCAAGGTCAGGAACAAATGTGGTGACACCGCTTACCTTTACAAATGAGTTTTCCTTATACTGATGGAAGGGATTTACTCTAAACTTAACACCGTCACGAATGGTCTTAAATGGGACACCTGAGAAACTTTGACTAGTGCTGGTAACTCTTGTAATATCCTTACCAAATACTTTTTGTATGTTAGCACTTAGACCACCGCCATCAGTTCCAGTCTCATCAAATACAATAGGATCATTTACGCTATATCCTTCACCACGCTCGGTAACTGTGATACCAGTGATAGATCCAATACCAAGATTATCTGGACTGGACTCCTGATTGTTTGTCAAGTATGGTTGGAAGACATAATCATATGCCAGACCATCCCCAAAAATATTGTATGGGAATGTGTTTCTTACCAACTTAGAAGACTCAAAGTCAAAATTGGTTTGGTCAATTACTAGACCCCTTACTGTGTTCTCTGAGATAGCAAAACTTCTATAACTATCACCAATAAAGTATGGGAATACTGGTTTGTTTAGAATATCTACGGTAGCAAAGTATGCGTAGATTCCTAGAGGGAAATCTGGGGTTTTGGTAAATCTACCATTATGCTCGTCAAGAGTTCCTGATCCAGTGTAGACATAATCTTCTACTAAAGATCCAAAGGGGAAGTTGACAGTTGGTGGTCTGTTTTCAATACCAGTTGCCGAAACTTCGTAACTAGAAGTTTGTAGTTGTACATCCGACTGAATGTTGTCGGGGTCTTTTAAACCAAATGGACCATAGATCGGGTTGCCATCATATGCCCAACCGATAATTGGAGAGTGACTAGATCCATCATCTCCGTAGAAGTTTCTAATAGAGTTGCCGTAACCAATATAATTTACAGCGAGACCATCACCAAGAGGAGACAAGAAGTCGAGTTCAGTATCGTCAAGACCAAATGCCTTGTTAACCGTAAGAGATCTCAGTTCAGCTTCAAGTCTTAAGTTAGTACCAACTGGTTGAATATCAATCGTCGTATTTGTAACTGCATACCCAACACCACCAGATATGACTTTTACATCAGTAACAGATCCTTCTTCTACAATTGCCCTAAGGATAGCGCCACTTGCCATGGTGTTGGCACTACCAACATTGATTTCTGGAGGACCAGAGTAGTTAGAACCAGATGCTTTGACAAACGCGGAGATAATTCTACCATTAGAGATAATAATACCAATCTGCGCTAGAGTTCCTCTAGGAATAGAAATGGTGGGAGCATTTACAAAATTAATGATTGTTGAACCATAATTTTGACCTCCCTCATAGATAAGAGAATCTGTTGCCTTACCTCTTACAATAGGAGTTGCAGTAAGAGTTTGTTCTTTTTGATCTTCTGTAAGAACCTTGACTTCACACTCAATCTTAGGGAAAGCAAATCTTTGATATCCGCTTCCTTGAGAATCTAAGAATGCATAGATTCTATTGTCAAAATTAGTCTCGTTTGGAGACTTATCTCCTTTATTACCTGACTCAGACAGACGGAACTGGTCGTCATTTAATTTAATGACTTGATACTGCTTAGCAGAACTAAGACCTGTGACAGCAGTTGTATCAAATTCATAATTTAGAATATCACCGTCAACCAATCCGTGATTCTTGAATTCTACAAAATCTTTGAATGTATTGATTCCTACTGGTTTTACAATAAGAGTTCTGCTTCTATAGTTTTCTCCAGAGTCCTCTACATTAATTCTAGAAATAGTTGTTTTCTTCTCATAAGTTCTAAGAATATGAACACCACTATTTGATGCTGCAGCATCCTCAGAAATTGTAATTGTGTTGATACCGTTTACAGCATCATTCTTATTGTAGTGGATATACAGAGAATCATTGTCAAATGCTCTGACATAGTAATCCTGACCACTCATAAGGGTCAGTTCAGTATCTGAAGAACCAGTTGTGGCAATACCTAAGTTTGCATTACCGTTGTTGTTATAGACAATTCTATCACCAGTCACCATATTGTGACTCTTATTAAAGTTGATTAGATCATTAACTGCCTCTACATTGCCACCTGAGAGCGTGCTGATGCCACTGAAAGTGATCTCACGGTATCTTTCCTCAGTTAATGCTCTACCTCTCGCTCCAGATCCATTACCACCATATATCTCAACACTAATAATCTTGTTAATATCAAAGTCAAATGGATCAATAAAAACATCAGTAACTGTTCCAGCAATGCTAACTACTGCAGCTGCGGTATTTGCAGCACTGACAAGGGGATCCTCAATAGTAACACTTGGAGGATGCATGACATCATACCCCTCTCCTCCACTAAGAATATTGATTCTGCTCAGTGGACCATAGAAAACTGAATCGCTACCTTTGTAGTTAAGGACTTCCGTGCCGTTTGTAAGCATGGCAGTGTTGCCATCGGCAGTTCTTTCTGATGTAGTTTGTGCTTCTTTACCACTCTTGAGATCTTGCTCAAGAATAAATCTACGAATTGGTCTAGATGGGAAGATATTTCTGGTTCCTTGAGAACTCAGGATAAACTCATGTGTACCTGTTGCAGTCGGCGGGTTGAAGTATTCTGGAAGATTTGCTTTAGTAAATGCTCTAGATGCATACAGTTCGATGCGGTTAGCGGGGTTAAGAACTTTTACAAAATAATTTCCTTGAGTAAGTCCAGAAATAGGAACTCCAGACGGAACATATGTGATTTCATCACCAGTTCTGAATGGAACATCATTTGTAAATGCAACAATAGAGTATGCATCTTCTATGCTATTATATCCATCAAAGTTGCCAAGAGCAACAGATGGATTTACCAGAGTAGATCTGATTTTATCGGAAGAAATCAAATAACTTGGTAGGGAACTTGATGCGACATATCCTTCTCTTTTGCCACTCTCAGATTCGTTCTCAGTTACAATGTAAGTATTGTTAATGTCAGACAAGAGTTGCTCTTGTCCACCTCTAATTGGCACAATAGAAGAACTTGCTTTCCTCTGTACTCTTCTAATGTCGTAATTGAGAGATCCGTCTAAAGTTGGGATTGTGCCCGATATCGTGATCGTATTGGTAGAGTCATTGATAGAAGCGACTTTTAAACCAGTTGCATATACAAATTCGCTGTTTCTACCGACAATCTCAATATCGTCATGAATTTTAAGACTAGCTTTGTTAATATTGCCAACTAATACAAAACTAGAACCAGCAAAGACATCTACAAAATATCTTGCGGAAGTATTGTATACCCAGGAGTTATAAAAGATTTCCTCGTAACTTCTATTCTGTTCAGGATCGTCAATATACCTTCCTAAGTTTCTAATTCTGATAGATGATGTCTCATCTAAGTTTTGGAGTTGCTGATTGGTCAAAAACTGGTTTAGAACACCAGTAACTCGCATTTCTACCTTTTTAGTAGTATCTCCACTCTCATAACCATAAACAATGTTAGATGCGGAGATTTTTGAGTTATTTGGGATGGATGTTGCAATAGACGGATTTACATCAAAAAATTGATTGATGCTTTTAGTCGAATATGTTAAAATTTGGGAATAACCGTCTTGGGGGTCACCAATATTCAGAGTGCCCGTGCTAGAAAAACCAATAGTTGAGTCTACAGTGATTACAGACGCACCAAGTCCGACCATACCAATATTTCTAGTTCTACCAGGAACTTTGAACTCTCCATCAGTGAGAGATCGTTCATCAAAACCTGTAAACAGAGAAAGTTTGTAATAATTGTCTCTAATTAGCGAAACTTCTGAAATAGGACCAGATGCCGCGCTAAAATCTTCATTACTAGGATCATTGTCTTGGAAGAGAGTTTCTCCGACAAGATTTTCTGGAGATCCTGAAATTAACTCTACGGAAAGAGTTTTTCTACGAACATAATTTGCAAATGATGGTTTAATGAGATATTTCTCAAGATCGTTGATTTTTGGTTCGATACCAAACAACGCTTTGAAGAGAATTTTGAAAGAATCTTGTGTTCCCTTCGATTCGTATAAACTTCTTGCTTCTTTGATGAAATTATTAACATCTAACTGTGGTGACAGCGTTACTCCCTCTAATCCAGGAGTATACATCGTTTTTAACTTTTTATAGAACTCTTTCAGAAAAAGAGCACTAACATTTTGTACAGAATCCCCAGTAGTGTGACTTTCAGCAGCAGTTTGCTCCCAAACTAGATTGGAAGGATCATTAGGAGTGGAATAAGTGCTGATTCCACTGAATCCCCTGGTACATCCAGAAAAAGCAGTTTGAGTTTTTTCTGCATAGGTAATAATCTCATTATTGATCTTAATTAGACCATGCTTATTAGGATATCCGTCTGTATTGGTTACATTGATGGTATCATCGCTTGATGAGATGTCGGAAGTCAGATTTGTGACTCCTCTAATGACATCTACAGTCAAATTATCAATTTTGATGTACGCATCAATATTTTCAGCGATATCAGCAGGACCACCCTGATAATCTTGCGAGATATAATACTGTTTTAAGAACTCAACAAACTTGGGGTTCTCAGATACAGCAAATTCGGGTACAGACTCAGATATAACCTGATATGTCTTTACCCGTGGACTTAAGGGGGAGTTTGTCTCGATCATCCTACTGTCTAATTAGCGATCCGTTGGAGTAGCTAGATGTAACTTGATATCCAATGCCAGAAATTTGCTGACCAGAGGATATAGTGTCTCTCACGATATTTATCTCGGAGTTTGACAGGTCTAGTGCCAAGTAAATATCCTTCAGACCAATAACATCATTAGATTCAGGATATGCTTGCACTTCAATGATTCCATTGCCCTTTTCAGTGGCAGTAATTTTAACAGCATTCAGTAATATTTCACCTTTTATGTAATCTACCGTTCCAGCAGACTTAACAACAACTTCTGCGTTGTCTCCTTCGATTTTTGCAGGTTTGAAAATAGCAATATCGCCAAATCTGCCGTCACCTCTTGGAATATCGGTAAGATAGACTTTTTCAGTTTCTCCTGCAATGACGAATGCGGTAGATTTGACCGTTCCACCACCTTCTAGGATATGGAACTGGTTTCCGAAGCATAATTCATATTGTGCGACTTGATCTACCAGTGCTTTTAGGTCACGACGCATAGTGACCTTCATAATATTTGATGTAATCGAATT